CTTAAAGAGAATGTTCCTTCTATTGCTGTAATCAGTAATGACAAATTTGTACAACTAGGAATGGATAATGCACTTGACAAGCCTAAGTTTGAAAGAAACCCACGTCAAATATGGGATGAAATGATTTCTACTAATGGATGGACAACAGCAAGTCAAGTTGATGGTGGTATTGTAGCTGGTACGTTTTCTAGTAACGGATACGAGTTTACACAAACTGGCTTAGATTATGGAACTGGTACAGGTTGGCACGGTGCTTCAATGGTTAAGTCATTACCAAAACAGTTAGATAACTTTATCGTAGAGGGACGAATTTCTTTAAAATCTGCAAGTCCTCAACAAATGGGACGAATTGAAATCTACTTACTAGATGCTAATAACGTACAGATTGGTAAGGTAGCTATGGCTGACGCTAACCCTGACGGTAAGTTCCCAATGGCTGAGGCTAGGGCTGGTTCGTTACAAGATGGTAAATACTTTGTACGAGATTTTGGGGATTACAAAGGCGTATTCGAAAATTATGAGGGCTGTCTATGGATAGCTAAAGTAGGTAAAGGCTGGTCAGCTTACTTCTCTAAAATTGAAGCTAATGGACTTCACCATACTGAACTATACCGTGAATGGACAGATACTAAGAACAGCTATTCAGGAAAGAAACTAGCAAAGATTCAGATTCATATCGGTGCTTATGGTGAAACTGAACCTGTATCTATTATGCGTTTCACAGACTTAAAGGTGTGGGAGAGAACTGTGGATGAACCTGCTGGACAAATTCCTGTGATCTTTAAGACAGGCGACATTGTAACTATAGATAATCAGAAAGCAATTGTATACCTAAACGGTAGACCAATCTTTACTGAGTTAGACCCATCGAGTGACTTTTTCCCACTGGATGTAGGGAACAACGGACTAATAGTTTCACCGCCTAAGGCTGACGTAAAAATTCGTTATAAGGAGAGGTGGCTATAATATGTTATTCATTTTAAATAAGAATCAAGAAACAGTAGGGGTTGCATCTAATAGCAACCCTCTTTCTTTGCCTTATTTTGAGGACTGGCATACTGAGAATTTAGAAGGTATTAACACATATGAGTTTAAAGTCCCTAGTGACCATTTGGACTCAGGAAAGTTAGAAGTAGAAGGACATGTGATTATAAAGAACCTTGACGGTGAACATCTTCTATTTACTATCAAGGAAGTTAGTGACGGTATGGACAGTGGGCGTCGTATTAAGTCAGTCTTCTGTGAGGAAACGGCTATTACTGAATTACTGTCTGATGTACAGCGTCCTGACAAACTTGCAAGTACTACACTTGAAGTTGTGGCAAAGTCAATCCTTAACAATACAGTGGGATACACTTTGGCTGATGTGCCTTACACACAATCGCAAGACATTGAGTTTTCTGATTACATGACAGTGCTTGAAGCGTTCCGACAAGTTGCTAATGAGTTTGCAATGGAAATGTACTTCACAGTTAAGCTACAAGGAACAAAGATCGTAGAGAAGACTATCCACTTTGTAGAGGAACGAGGACAGAAGACAGGCGTTCGTTTTGATTACTCTTATGATTTAAGAGGTGTGGGACGTACTGAGGACAGTTCACAAGTGGTTACAGCTTTAATAGGTGTAGGTAAAGGTGATAACTCACAAACTCGTATTAACTTAATTTCTGTTGGTGCATTTAACATGGGTGACATCTACAAAGAGGCTGGGGCTGATTGGATTGGTTCTGAGGTAGCTTTACAGCGTTTTGGTAGAAATGGTCGTCATAGATTCGGATTCTTTGTTGATGATAAATCTGATTCTGACAATCAATTGAAAGACAGAACAATTAAGGAACTAATGAAACGATGTGTACCAGCCGTTCACTATTCTAGTTCTATTACTACATTAGAACGATTAACTGGCTATGATGCTAAGAAACTAAGAATAGGCGACACGATTGTAATTAATGATAAGAGTTTCACACCATATATCGTAATTAATGGGCGTGTTAAACAGCTAAAACGTTCTTACACACGTACAAATGTAGACGAGGTTGAATTAGGAAACTACAAGCCTATTACTCTATCACCGAATAAATCAATTAAGGACTTACAGAATGTCATTTCCAAAAGTGAAGCTAAATGGAATAACACTTCAATTCAAATTGTAGTTGAAGCATTAGGCGGTACAGTGTTCTTAAATGGTGAGGGTGAAACAATCCTTACAGCTAAACTGTACAACAATGAAGAGGAAATTGACGCTGACGGTAGGGACTTTATTTACAAATGGTTCAAGTACACAGCCAATGGAGAAGAAGTTCCATTATGGGGCGGTACTGTTAATTATAAAACTGGAAAACAGCAAAAAATTACATCACTTGATTTAGAAGGACAAGCAACATTTAAGATCATAATCGACGACGGAAAATAAGGAGGAAATTATATGGCGGTTATCACACAAGGACAAATCACTCTATACGAGGTATGGGACGGACAACAAGGTATTAAAGGGGACAAGGGTGATAAAGGAGATAAAGGTGACCAAGGACTACAAGGTATTCAAGGTGGTGTTGGTGCTGATGGAAAAACTTATTACACTTGGATTAAATACGCTGATACACCAACAACAGGAATGAGTGACTTACCAACTGGTAAATCTTATATGGGTATCGCCTATAACAAAACAACAGCGACGGAAAGCACGAACTACAATGACTACTCATGGTCATTAATCCGTGGTGACAAGGGTGACACTGGTGAACGTGGTTTGCAAGGATTACAGGGGGCTAAAGGTGACCAAGGGATTCAAGGTAACATGGGGATTCCAGGGATGCCCGGAACGTCTTCTTATACTCACATTGCTTACTCAACTAGTGCTGAGGGTTCAACTGGATTCTCAGTAAGCGACCCTGTAGGTAAAACGCATATTGGTATGTACGTTGACCAAACGGCTACGGACTCTACTGACCCTAAGAAATACAAATGGACTCTTATTAAGGGTGCTGACGGTTCTCAGGGTATTCAGGGACAAGCTGGTGCTGATGGTAAGACACCTTACTTCCATACAGCTTACGCTACTAACTCAAACGGTACAGCTGGGTTTTCTACTACTGATGCAACAGGTAAAACATATATTGGTACTTATACTGATTATGTTTCTGCTGATTCAACAGACCCAACTAAGTACACATGGATGTTAATTAAGGGAGATAAAGGAGACAAGGGTGACCAAGGGGTTCAAGGTATTCAGGGTGTGGCTGGTAAGGATGGTACTACTACTTACACATGGGTAAAATATGCTACTTCTTCTACTGGTGCTAACATGAGTGACTTACCTGATGGAAAGACTTACATCGGTTTAGCATACAACAAGACAACGCCTACTGAATCTACTGTAGCCACTGATTACCAATGGGCTTTAATTCAAGGTGCAAAAGGGGATACAGGCTTAACTGGTTCTGCTGGTACTAATGGTAAAGACGGTATTACGTATTACACATGGTTGAAATATGCTGATACGCCTACTACTGGTATGTCTGATTCACCAACTGGAAAAACCTACATGGGTATTGCTTACAATAAGACTACTGCAACAGAAAGCACTAACTATGCTGACTATAGCTGGTCTTTAATTAAAGGGGATACAGGGGCAACAGGAAGTACAGGTGCTAAGGGTGACCAAGGATTACAAGGAATTGCAGGCCCGAAAGGTGCGGACGGTCAAACAACGTACACATGGGTTAAGTACGCTGATGATGAATTAGGTAACGGTATGTCTGATTTACCTGACGGTAAAAGATATTTAGGACTTGCTTACAATAAAACAACTGCAACTGAGTCTACAACTAAGACTGATTATTCATGGTCACCATTGTATGACAATGTTCAAGTTGGTGGGCGTAACTTACTGTTACTATCAGGTAAAACATTTAATACAACGGACTACTTAATTAACCAATATACATTATCTGAGGACTTTGTTGTTGGTCAGGAATACACGTTTGTTATTAAAGGTACTGTTCCTGCTGGACAGAAGTTTGGTATTTGGATGAATGGCGGTTCTAACAATGTTGGTTACGCAACAACAACATATGTTAACGGTGTTACTTTTGTAACGTTTAAAGCTATTGCAACAACGTCAGGTAATGAGAGACGCCTTAACCTTTACAACTTCCCACAGAACACTACACAGGCAACAGTGGAATGGGTTGCACTGTACAAAGGTAATGTTCCTATGGACTATGTACCTACCCCTGAGGACTTAAATATAGGTGGTCGTAACTGGGTTTTAGGAACTGGAACACCTAAGAGTATAACTGGTACTAACACAGCAAACCAAACTGTGAATATCTATGACTTTGTAGGTAAGGATAGTACACCTATTCTTAATACAGATATTGTAGTTTCATTTGATTGGGAGGTTACAGGGACTACAACGCCTACTGGTACATTGTACATGCAAGGAAGTAACCCTTATCCGTTAATTGCTGACAGAATCACTTTCTCAGCTTCTAACTTAAAAGGACATTACTCTAAGGCTACAACTAAAATTCCTGCTGGTAAATTTGCATCGGTTAACATGAGACTAGATAACGTAACAGTGGGTGCTGTTGTTACTATCTCTAATTTCAAGATTGCAACTGGAAACGTAGAAACAGGCTGGTCACCTGCACCTGAGGACGCACAATCAGGCGTAGATTCTGCTTTGGCTTCTATTTCTGATTTAGCAAGTGATTCACTGTTAACAGCATTGGAAAAGCGTACTTTAAAGAAAGAGTGGGACGGTATCGTTGCTGAGAAACCAACACTGGAAGCACAGGCAACAACTTACAGTATCACTACTGAGAAGACGAATTTCACAAATGCTTACAACACGTTAAACACTTTCATTACACCATTGCTTTCTAATTTAACTGTTACAAGTTCGGCTGACGGTAATACTCTTAGAACTAACTTTAAGAACTATTACAGCACGAAAGCACTTCTTTTAAAGAAGATAACTGATACAGCCGATACATTCATTGACAATAAAGCTGACACAACTACTGTTACACCAATTAAGAACGCTGTTGAGGGCTGGACTATTGGACAGATTAACGGTAAACCTGCAATGAATGGTGACATGATTCAGAAGGATACGATCTTAGCAAGCCGTTTAGCGGTCGGTAACTTTGAAAACTTATTCACAAATGGTTCTGCTGAGTATGGAAACATTGGATGGGACGCACACCCTCAGTGGTCTATTGTAAATAGTACATCTAACTCGTATAGCGGTTTATACCACTTCAAAGGGCTACACGGTGCTTCTACAAACTCTGAGTTTTATGATAGCAATGTTATACAAGTACGTGCTGGTGAGAAGTACTACATGGAAGGTTACTTCAAGTTAGAAAAGAGTGGTACAGCCTTTAACACTCGTACTTTATTAGCTAGATGGATTGATAGTGCTGGGGCATCTACATGGTCTATCATGACTGGAAATCTAACTAATACATGGCAAAAATTTGCTTACGAATTTACTGTCCCTGCTACTGCTGTGAAAATGCAAATCGGTCTTTCTGTTGCTGGTGGTCTAGCTACTGGAAACTCAACTTATGCTGATTCTCTATTCTGTAAACGTATGTTAACAGGTGAGTTAATTGTTGACGGTTCTATTAAGGCTGACAGTATTGATGTTGCTAACCTTATGTCTCAGACTGCTGTTATTAACACAATCAAGTCAACGGATATTGTCGGTGACAAGATTAAGGGTGGAAAGATCAGTGGTGTTACTTACGAAAGTATTAACGCTTCAAACCCTAAAATCAAGGCTGTTATTGAAGGTAACTCATTTAAGTCTTACGGTGCTTCTGACGGTACAAAACAGAACTACGCTGAACTTAAAGAGGGAAAAGTTGTTGTATTTGAGGTTGCTGAAAGTGGTTCACCTTATGGTGATAAACAAGCCAATGTTGAACCAGCGAGATTTAACGCTGTACAAGGTTCTTCATATAGTTCTGCATTAGAACCTAATGAACTACGTTTTTGGGTTCCGAACATGACAGGTAAGATTTACTTTGACGTAACAAGTAACGGTTCTACTGGTTATGGATTACGTATGGAATCACCTGAGGGTATTCAAATTAACAACACGTTAGGGGCAAGTACCCCAGCACTTCAATTTAGTCAAGGTGAGTCAATTTACTTTGACGGATGGGGAAATTTACGTGGTGGTAAATACTCTACACAGTATGCTACATGGTCAATTAAGGACGCCAATGACCGTATAAAATTCCTTACACCAACAGGTAAAGGTGGTAACGGTGCTACTGAATTACGTGGTCATGGTAATGGTATAGACTTCTTCTATAACGAGTACCGCTTCATGAGTTTTTGGGGTGATAGCGTAAACCGAGTTATCCGTTTTGGCGACGGTGGACAATTCAAGTGGCAAGCCAATCAAGGACGCTTTGAGTTTCGTACCTTTGATGATGGCGGTTGGACTAATGCTGCGGCTGGTAGTTTCCAAAACTCTTCTTCCTTTAACTGGAAGACAGATATTAAAAACTATGA